TAGATTTAACAAAAGGTAAATGGTTAATCTTAACAAGGACCAAGAATCAATTATTAGAATTGATGAAACAAGTCAGAAAGAAAAATTTATATTATCAAAGCAACAAAGGTAAAAGTTACAGAGTTAGATTATATAAAGCAGCTAGACTTTATACAGATTGGACCAAAGGCAAAATTTTAGAAGAGAAGGAAGAGAAAGAATGTAAAGACTTTATGGGTAATGAACACTTCAATAGAAAATTAAATTGGTATGATGTGTTTGTTGCAGCTCCGGAAAAAGAAAAAAGATACATAAGAATAATGTTGGAAAACGGAGAAGACTTGGATGCAGATGCAAGAATATTTATGTCTACAATTCATGCCATAAAAGGCGGCGAAGAGGATAACGTAATACTAGCACTACATCAAGGTGATAAAATACAGAAATCAATAAAAAGAAGTGTTGACAAACGTGATGAGGAGCATCGGGTTTGGTATGTAGGAATTACAAGAGCACGTAATAATTTATATAAACTTAAATCAAAAATAAAACGAAAGGAGTACATGTTATGAGAATACTTACATCAGATATACTTATAACTTTCTGTCTTTGGTTTTCTCTAATGGAGGTAATCAGATGACAAACAAAGATATATTTAAAGATATCTTTCCACAAGATAGACAAATTGGAGGATCTCACTACAAAGATTTTGTAATTCAACCTTATGAGTTTATTTCTAAGAATGACCTTTCTTTTTTTCAAGGGAACGTTATTAAATATGTTTGTAGATATTTAAACAAAAACGGTATTGAAGACTTAGATAAAATTATTCATTACTGTGAACTAGAGAAAAAGAAATTGAAAGATGCCAAAAAGAAATAAGGTAGAAAAAACAATAACTGTAGCTAAACATAAGTTTCGTTTAGAAGTTTATTTATCTTTAGATGGACACAACGATATATGTTGGGAAATATTTCCACACAGTCACGATGCTGCATTGTATGCTTTCTCTAACAAAAATAAACTAACAAAATTAATCGAATCAAAACACATATACGAACCAAAACCATGATACTACCAGAAACAGAATGGCTGATGCCAACAGAATACCCTGATCTTAGATCTTACCCTGAGATTGCAATTGACTTAGAAACAAGAGATCCGGAGCTTAAATCAAAAGGTTCAGGCTCTGTAATTGGTATGGGTGAGATTGTAGGCTTCGCTGTAGCTGTAGAAGGTTACAAAGGATACTTTCCTATTGCACATGAACAAGGACCCAATATGGATAGAAAGAAAACTATCGAATGGTTTAGAGATATTTGTGAATCACCTGCTACAAAAATATTTCATAATGCTATGTATGACGTATGCTGGATACGTAAATTAGGTATAAAAATCAATGGTTTAATAGTAGATACCATGATTGCATCATCACTAATTGATGAGAATAGATTTTCATACACACTAAATACTTTGTCATGGCATCATTTATCAAAAGGTAAGAATGAAAAGAAACTTATAGAAGCTGCAAAAGAAAGAG